ATATGGTTAGGTCCATTATCGAATTGACTAGATCTCTGAAGTCTATTTGCACATCCAACCACGCGGTCCGGTATACGGTCTCATTGACGGAGTCAATGACCCGTTGCGGTATCTCCAGGATTAATCCCGGATGCACCGTCACCCGGTTACCACTGTGAGGGGATGCTCCATAGTGTTCCCTATCCCGATAGACGGTCGCTAGTCGCTTAGCCCTCTCAACGAGAGGCTTAAGTTGTTCACAACGCTCCAGTAAGGACTTTTGTTCTTGCTGAAGTATAGTATCTAAAAGGTCGGAAACTGTCCGGTCCGTGGACTGGTATGAAGATCCAAGGGATCTCATAGTCAGCCATGGCTTTAAACCAACGAACTTCGGTCCTCCAGGACCATAGAAGGAAGTTAGGTAATATCTGACCCGAGAATTCATTCTAGATAGAATAGAATTCAGGGACCCTTTCACCTTGTACCCATATCCCAGTACTGAGAGCAACGCTCCTATACTATTCAATGAGTACTTCCGGGCAAGCTCCATCAACGCCGCGACATTATGTTGCGCGACTAGGAGTTCCGCCATTGGAACCATGGAAACATCGTTCCCTTGGTAGAAAGTCCGCTTTGCGAACTCCAATGCCAGTCCCGAAACGGATACGAGGGATTTGTGAAATGAGATGGAAACGTCGATTTCTCGCATAATTTCCAAATATTCGTCAGCTACCTCGGTTCCTCCTATCACTACGTCATCTCCCAAGATGGCATAGTGTAAGTACCATTCGCCCGGCCGGATTACTCCGGCCCTTAGGGCAGACCACTGAACCAATGCGTGATGGGTTAATGCCAGCATGGCCCACGAAGAAAGGGCCCCCATGGGTTGACCCGCAGCGTATTTCACCGCTCCGGCTGTCAATTTCCAATCGGAATTTGAACCGTGAATATATTTTCTATCAACTAGGAGTCTACCCCACACTTCTGCCAACCTAATTCCTAAGAATGGTGTCAGAAGTGCCTTCTGTAGCTCAAGCGGGATACGGTCGGTCGCCGATGATAAATCAAAGGAGTACAGAGGTCCGCTCCAAGTCTCTTGTAGACGTTGGATAGGGCACATCTGATCGAACGTACCGTCTTGAGGGATTTGCTTTAACAACGAGAAAATATTCTCGTGCAATGGTTTCATCAACCATTGTGTTATGCAATCCACCATGACAAACACTCGTATCTTCCCTGCAAATTCTACTTTGAACCCTAGTCGCCCTAACCGTTCTCTCCCAGAAAAGGGAGTGTTCGGTCCATCTGGAGTAAGAGGGGATCCCCCTTCTAGGGGATCTATAAAAGGACCCCAACTTGTCCACGCCTCGATTCGGTTTATTAACCAAGTCGACCCAGTCGCTTGACACCACTCTTTTAATAGTGGATACAAGGGACTTCTTATCCATACATATGCCGAAGCTAGTATGGCGGCAGGGCTCGTGGATTGTGGCGTTACCGGCACATTTTCTCCAGAGGCGACGGGGCTCGCTTTCGGTATCAAGAAAGATACGGCCTTAAGTTCCTTCAAGAACTCCTTCACTCCGCCTTTCATTAGAGCTCGTACAATTGTCCCTCTTGGATGAGAGACATTTTGCTTGAGCGCTAAACAAAAGGGACCCTCGACGAAGGTCAACCAATTGATTAAAGTCGGGAGTGAGAGACGAGAGGGTTGTGTGATCGAGGTCAAATTGACCCGTAGCACAGTCTTTGGGAAATCGATTACTCGATAAACTCCAAAGAGCGACATCCAGAGTTTAATATAAACTCTAGAGCCCTTCCTTATCTCGGCCCTATGGAGGCGAGGGATCATACGAGGCAATCCTCGGTTGGTTCTAGCGATCCACACCCCAAGTGGATTAAGAGTTTCTAATCTCTGTCCTCCTAGTGATTGCTGCAGCATCACTGATGCTGCCTTCAAGGTTTTCACCAAGAAGACCACCCCATTTGTTTTATACAGATGGTGGAGTTGAGCAGAGAAGTTCACAATAGGACAAATCAGCGATGGTTTTCCTCGACGCCCTAACAACGGAATCAATTTCTTGAAAACGTTGATACAGGGTAGACCACTTTTTACAGTGATCATGGCACTAAAGGAGGGTGCTGAACGTAACAGCCGGCTTAATGCCCGGCCAAGCATTTGCTTGATGTTAATTATTTTCATAGTTAATATTATTACAGCACCTATTCCGAGGTGTTCGGCTCCAATAGACTTCGGTTTCCCTTTGACGGGGCCGCAGCCAGCTTTAATAAGCTTGTCAGGAGTGACATCGGGATTGTCCCGAAGATATGTCCTCTTATAAGGGAGCCCCCGGCTATTACTAGCCATTTCGATTTCCTCATCTAAAAGATGATGTCGGAGATTTCCGAACTATAGTAAATTAATACTAACAGTAATCTAGCTTCCCTACAAAATTTCACCCTTCAGGTTACCCATTTAGATCGCATCCATGCTTTCTAAATTAAAGTCTACGCTCGAGGACAACCTAATCAGCTACTGCAACATTTTGATGCATGCACTGAAGAGGTCGTTGAAAGACGATTTTCTTCCGTGAGGGCCAATGGCCC